ATGCTCCACGCCTAATTGCTAATGCAATGAACTCATGGTTGTTAAGAACTGACAGTATGGCTTTCCGTTCTGCGGAGTCTTTTTTATCGCTGTACTCACTAAACTTTACATTTTTCCTATGTAAGTCAAATACAGTTCTTGTATCTAGTATTAGTTTTTCATCAGTCTTTTGATGAATAATGTGGTCTATTGTTGCCCTGCGCCGAGAGGAAAAGCCATTACTTCTAATAACCCAAACACCTGCAATTGCAGATAAAATAATGGCTCCTGTTTGTATCCAGAAGCCATTTGATTCACCAAGAAATAATACTGCTTTAGCACACTCTGCTGCTGCCATTAGTAGCCATCCCAGCCTTCATTAAATGTTGCTTTCATACACTCTCCTAATGTCTAGTTAATTTCTTTATACGCACATTCTGACTTCATTGCGTTTCAAAAGTTCGCGATTATCATTGCATTGCTTAACAGTGTCAACAGCGAACGTTTTAATATTAACCTACTTAGACTAAGCTGTGTTTACTATTTAATGGTTAGTGGCAATGATACGTGCCGGTACTTCTATCATGATGGCATCCATTAGCATCGGTACGGCCAGAATGCGCTGCTGCTGAAAGTGAAAACGCTAAGGCTAAAACGATTAGTGCATATTTCATAATATATTCCTTGCGTTTGCCAGCTTGTCAGCTCTGGCATTGCTGTTTTAAATCAGCGCCGATTAAATACTAAGTGGGCATAGGATAGACCCTACATTAAGAACTGATCCATTATCATATTTACAAAAATGATTGCCATTTGCATACCATTCCGAAACAAGAAAGCTCGGCATGGCAAAAGCAGATGAAGAGATAAGTAGCAATACTAAAGCAATTTTTTTCATACGATTCCTTTCCTTTTGTTATTTATTTTGAACATGCAAGGCTTGATATGGTTGCGCCTTTTGAGTTGTTGTTAGTTTTTGCAAAGGAGGGGGTTCTGTCTGCGGGTATATTTTCCGATAACAAAATTTCATCGTTCATAAGATAAGTGCTAGCAACAAATGCAATAGACTTACTTTTGCATTCAACTAGGAACTTCATCCTACTTTCATTGTAAGTAATGTTTAAGCCTTTATCATTTATAGATTCATTAATTAGCGTTCTAACCCAGATCGCAGTGAGTTCTTTATCTATTTTCTTAATACTGGTTACATCAACCTCGTGGACAGATGTATTATCAGAATCAAACTTAACCCACTCTGCAGCTTGTGCATTATTGAAAGAGAGCGCAAACATTAGTGTCAACATTTTAATATTATTCACTTTACTGACCATTAAAACTCCTGACTTTCTGAAACGTATTAATGTGAAAATTCCCATTTTAATTTTTGTTGAACTTTTTTTAACGCCGTTGTTATGGGAATTAAAAATTCTTACTTTCCCACACCTTGAGCACTTTAGCTAATACTTCAAAATCCATATCTGGGGTAATTGTCCATTCTTTGTACTCTGTATTTTTTGATATGACAACAATTCCAACATTAGGGATTCTTTGCAGGCGTTTTACATATCCCTCATTGCCCACCCTAAAAAAATAAACCCCATCATGATCGCAATTCTTTACCCCGGTATCAACTATCAGCGGGTCGCCTGGGTTATACATCCCAACCATTGAATCGCCAAACCCTGTAATTATGCTTAGGTTATTTGCCCCGGTATGGCTTGGTAAATTTTTTATAATCCACTCAGGAGTTACAGTCCATCTCGTTATCTGCCCGGGCTGATCTGGTAATGAAAGTCCGCCGCCCATACTCCCGCGAACGCCATGATATTGATTAATCATAATCTCATCTGATTTTATTTTTTTTGACGTATTGGAATCAATACTTGTTAAATCCCAATCCTCTGGCGGGATTAAAAGTTGGTCCAATGTTAAGCCTAGACCATGCGCAATTTTTGCAAAATGATCTGATTTACTACTATCCCTATTTTCAAGTGCGCTAATAGTCCCGCGATCAACCCCAGATGCGCTCTCTAGCTTATCTAAAGTCCAGCCTAAGCGAACTTTCCTATGAAATTTTATATTTTTACCTATTGCCATATTTATATATTAAACAGTTGTTGAATTTTAGTTAAATACAGTTGTTGATTTATAATATCTACACGTGTAGAATTTGTAATTATGAAAATTGAAAAACAACCAAAAACGTTTAGAGATGCGGTTAATTTCTTTGGCGGAGTAACAAAAACAGCGAAGGCTTTAGGCATTTCCGTCCAATCCGCATCTTTTTATAGAGATGGAGAGCGAAAGGTGAGCCCGGAGGTTGCGACTAAGGTTCATCTTCTTACAAATGGGTTTGTTAGACGACAAGATTTGTTCCCTGATAACTGGCAAGCAATCTGGCCTGAACTCGTAGAAGCCGCTTAGAAAGGTATAAAGAATGGCCGCATTTAGTCGCTCAAGTGAAGCATGCATTCTAGGCAAATGTACTGCTGAACTGCCAAAGGTTCGCATCCCAGAGGAAACTTTGGAAATTTTACAGCGTAAAGCACGTGAAGCTGGTTTTGGTTCTTTAGTTGAATACCAACGCATGAAAGCCCTTATTGATGCACATGGATTAGACACAATTCAAAGATTACAGCAATCGCGCCTAAATCTCATTGCAGGAATAGTGGAGGAATAGGGTTTGATTCAATCAATAACTAAAACATCAATATTCAACGGCGCTGATTACAAGCACAAGCGCGACAGCGCACGCTTAACAAGCCAGCACAACGACATATTCAATTTAATGGCCGATGGCGAGTTTAGAACATTAGGCCAAATCTCAGAGTTAACCGGACATTATGAATCAAGCGTGAGCGCACAGCTGCGTCATATGCGTAAGCCTCGCTTTGGTTCGCACCAGGTTAATCGTGCATATAAAGGCAAAGGCCTTTACGAGTATCAGCAAGTTGTCAATTTAAAGGCAGCAGCTTAATGGTTTACGCGCTGGCAAGGCAGGCATGCCGACTGAATTTTCCTTATGCATTCGGTCACGCCAGCGCTTCTATTTTTCATAAGGAAACGCCGAGGCTTGACGGCATAAGGAGTAATAAATAATGGCGCGCGCTAGAAACATTAAGCCTTCATTCTTCCAAAATGAAGAACTGGGCGAACTTAATCCTATTGATCGTTTAGCTTTTATCGGTATGTGGACTATTTCAGATTTTAAAGGCTGCATTGAGTTAAGACCAAAGCGTTTGAAGGTTCAACTTCTACCCTATGACGAATGTAATTTTGAATCAATCGTGAATAATCTAGAACAATCTGGATTTATCTCGACTTATTCCGTATCAGGTCAGCGCTACATCAAGATAATTAATTTTGAAAAGCATCAAAACCCACACAAGAACGAACGCGAATCTGGCAGTGAAATTCCAGATATTGATTTACGTGATGATTTAGATAATAAAAACAATGATTTAGATAATATCGAGATTAATCCAGATAAAAACGGAACTGCTCGTGCTGATTCCCTTAACCTGATTCCTGATTCCCTCTTACTGATTCCTGATCCCATGGGCGAGCAAAGCAATGTTTCAGAGATTTGTAATAGCGAAGAAATTGGAAAATTAGAACCGCGCCCTTCTGCAAGTAATTATGGATTGGTTGCAAAAGCATTGGTTAATGCTGGCATGCACACATTAAATCAATCAAACCCTACATTTATCGCACTGGTTGATGCAGGGGCTACGCCTCAAGAGTTTGTTGATGCTTACATTGAGCAAAAATCACAAAACAAGAAGTCTGACTTTAATTACATTTTGGCAAAGGTATCTGGTCGCAGAGAGGATGCTGCAAAGCTAACCCTGCATAAAGGCGCATTGCCAAACGCAGTACAAAAAACACAATCAATTCACGATAAACGCAGTGCAACGGCTAAAGCCATGTTCGGAGATAACCCAAATGCAAACAACCAATCAAGAATCATCGATGTATCAGACTACACAACCGAGCCCAATAGACCGCTTATTTCTTCGCATGGCTAGTTTTTATGGCAAGCACTGGCTGGATATGTGGGCTGACATTCCTGTGGATGCAGTCAAGGCTGAATGGCAGGCAAAGCTTTCTGGCATGAGTTCAAAGACTGTGTTTAAAGCGGTTGATTACTGCTCTGACAATTTGAAGTTCCCGCCGACATTGCCAGAGTTCGTGCAGCTTTGCAAAGCCAGCACGCCGCACGAAATCACAAAAGCGATCGGTAGGCAGTTCACCCCAGAGGAATTGCAAAAGAACCATGAGCGCATTACGGAAATTTCACATGGCATATCAGCGAAATCGAAAAGTGATTATCGCGCATGGATCAAGCCGATCATCGCCAACTCTAGCCACTATCCAGATATTTCATTGAAGCTGGCTAAAGACGTTGAAGCAATGACTGCATGAGCTGGGAAAGGGTAGATGACTACCACGCAACAAACGGAAATTGGACTTTAACCAGCAATGGAAGTAAAGCAGCAGGAAATCAGAAGTTTGCATTATTTGAAAGCGGCATCTTTCGCGGAGTGCGCGATACGCCGGCAGAAGCGGTAGAACTTTTTAAACAACTAACGGAAGGTAAATGAAATGAAAACATATATCGGCACGAAGATTATTAACGCAACACCAATGACACGCTTGGC